TTGGTCGGGCGGATAGTGTAGGCAACCTTCTCCAGTATCGTCAGATACTTCGCCCCCATCCCGCATCCGCAACCGAACCAGCCCGAGCGCCAGCAGGCCACACAGCTCGGCGCGGCGCTCTGCGGGCGTCATCTGGTCGGGCGGTAGCGGATTCGGGCGTTTCATGTCTCGGTGGCCATGTTCGGTGGTACTTACCGATCAAAAGCCACTCGACAGTCAGGAACGGGACATCACCCCATGAACGATCATGTTGGGCGCTCCTGCCGCTTCAGGTTGCGCTTCGGTCTTGTTTTGTTCGATTGAATCGTCAGACTGTCGTTCCGCAAAGTGTAGTGAGGGCAGCAAGTAGGAGGGCCAGGTGGCAAGGGCATTGTTTCGCGGGGCGCCGGAGCTTTCGCGCCTATTTATTGAGTCTCCAATCCAATTGATCAGCGAATTTCTTTCGCACTCGCAGTTTTCGGTATTCCTGAGCGATGCAATGGCCGCTGTGCCCGCCGATGCTGAAGATCAGATCCGCACCGAAAGAATGGCGGAAGCTCTGAAGGCTCTGAAGAGTGACAGAGTTAACCTGATCGAGATCGAGGCCCGTCGCGTCATGCTGATGACCGACAATACGCCTGATGCGATGCTCCGTCGGCTCGCCGAAGACCCGCGCTTCGCTGCGAAGGAAGGGTTGAAGGGGCAGCGCGACGCGGTCGCCAGAAGCCTTTGGGCTTACCTCCATGCCATAGCACTGTTCGAAGCCGCTGAGCGTGCGATGCAGGTGCGGGTCTACCGCGAGCACGGAACGCTATACGAGGCGTGGTCGATAGATGCCTCGATTCCCCTCGCCGCCGCGGGGGTCGACCATAATGCGCTCTCTACGGAAATCGCCGAGCGCCTGCAGCATGACGATGGCTGCAAGGTGGAGGCTGTCGACCTACCCGCCGAAAACGGTGAGAGTCAGGATGTCTTGCTGGCTGTCACCTTCTTCGGCGCCTATGCGAGCCAGAAAACCGTCCAGCCGGACAAGTCGACGAAGCTGCTCTATTTCCGCCCACCTGATGAGATGCTGCTGGTCTATTCGCATGCCCGGCGACGGATCGAGGTGTGTTCGCGCGACAGGGTGGAACGCAAGATCGTCGCCAATCTGTTCGCCGCAGATACTCTGAAGCACGACATTTCGAACAAGCCCCTGACCCAGAAGACTTACAACCTCTCTCGCTTCCGAAACTCGCTCAAGCTGCCGATACCCGATGAAGAAGCGCATCGGGTCAAGAAGGCGGGCATCATCGAAGTTCAGGTCGCGCTGGGCGACTGGTCTCGGAAGGTGACCCTAAGTGTCGCGCCGGAGGACGACATCGACGCGATCGCGAGGAGCGTCTTCGGGGCGATAATCCCGAAAGCGGGCGGCGGCTATGTCACGAAGGTCCGCTTCCGGATCGAGCATGTGGACGGGCGCGGGCGAAAAGGTGTCCTTCAGTTCGACGTTTTCGGAAGGAACAAGTCGAACATCCAGAGCGAACGTGATCCCGCCAAGCGAGAACTGGGCTACGATCTCCTCGAAGCCTGGGGTGTGCTGGAACGCATAGGCGACCTTTCGAAGCCGCAGCGCAAGGAGAAGCTTCCGCAGCTGTTGACGCTCTACGACCTCGCATCCGAGAAGGCGTCCGGCCAGAACCTCGATGAACTTGGTGTTGCCGCCGACGAGTTGACCGGCGCCGGTTTCCTGACACGCAAGGGATGGTCGGATGTCATCCTGTTCGAGGACGATGAGCTTGGCGAAGTTGTTTACAACGTCGAGCGCGACGGTACGAGCGACGAGGCCACGCTGACGCTGGTCGAAGGCGGAACGGGGTCGACGGTCCCGGCAGAGGATGTCTCCGAGTACGAGATCCGTTTCGATTACCTGCGAGACGCGCTGCGCGACTTGCTCAAACCGATGGGCCTGAAAGGTCGCGTGCGGGAACTCGCCGATCATCTCCATCAGTTGGGTGTCGCGACCATCGGTCTGGCCGAGGCGCCGATCTACCTCGCACGGGCGACATCGGTCGACAAAGTGCTCGAGGCGTCCGACCGCCTCGTCCGGGGCGAAGGCAACCGAATTCGCGGGATCGTCTTCGTGCCACAGGACGTGCGGTTTCCCTATTTCGGTTGCCATGTCGTCCTGAGCCTCAGGGATCATGTCGATGCCGATACCGGCATGATCGACGCGGATGCGGTCCGCTCCTCCTATGAGGCTGCGATCGATCCGGCTGCGCGCGGTGCCGCTGTACACTTCCGCAAGCAAGGTGATGACGCCGCTCAGGTCACCGTGCCCGGTCAGGATCCGTGGATCGTCACCGGCGCGAAAAAGGTGAAGCTGTTCGAGCGACTGTACATGGCTCATCGCGATCGCGAAGACGGCGTGAAGCTCGCGACCCTGAAGGAATACGCCAGCTTTTCGCAACTGCCTCAGCTGTTTGGCGACGAATGGGCCGAGGTGAACGGCCGTTATCTGTACTCGCCTCGCCGTGCGTTTTGGGCCCTTTGCGAGGAACCCATCTCCGTTTGATCTCCCTTTGGGGGGTCTGACCATCTCCGATTCGGGACGTCACTAGGGGTGCTCACTCAGTCAGAGGAGCACCCCGATGCCGACTCCCTTCCCCTCGCGCCAGGCAGCCCAGACGAGCTGGTCCGGCGTCGCGACGACCAAGCCCACCACCCACAACTCGGAATGGCGCTGCACGCGCTGTGAAAAGCTGCTCGGCGTCTGCCGGGACGGCCGCATGCACCTGCGCTTCGCGCGGGGGCACGAGTATCTCGTGGGCTTCCCGGTGCAGGCCACATGCCGCGGCTGCGGCTCGCTGAACAACGCGACCGCCCCCGCGCGCTGACGCGCGCATTCACCCAACCCCCTGAAATCGCAGAGACGCGCGACGTCCTGACCTGGCCACGAGAAGGCGCCGGACGCCTGGCCGCAAGGCAGGCGTCCGATGTCCTTCGCGTGGCACGAGATCCGTGATCACCTCATGCATTCATCCATAAACCTTCACTTCCAGCGCAGTTTCGACGCCGTCCGGCGTGCGCAGGCTGCCCTCACACAGTTCCGGGATCCGCCGGCCCTGCTGGACAGGCTTCACCGCAGCCCCGGCGATCAGGGCCAGAAGAACGTGATCCTCTCCGCGCTCGTCAGAGCGGCGCAGAGTGATGGGCCCGCGTCCGACTGTGCGCTGACGTTGCTGCTGCTGGCGCTCTGGCCCGGCCTGGACGCCATCCGTCGCCGGTCGATCTGGCGCAGGCTCGGCACCGCCGACGAGGTCGTATCCGATATTCTGGCGCGCACCACCGAGGCTGTCCGCCGCCTCGACCTCGGGCGCGTCAACTGGATCGCGGCAACGGTGCTGCGCAACGTCGAGCGCGACATGATCCGCGTGCGCCAGCGCGACCAGGCACTCGAACATCTCGCCAGCGGCGCCGATCCCGACGAGGTGGCGGACAACGACGACAGCGGCATCGGCGCGGCCGGGTACGCGCGACTGAACTACGCCGTGCGGAAGCTGCTCGGCGACGACGCGCTGCTGGTGATCCGCGTGGCAATCGAGGGCTTCTCGCAGGCCGAGGTCGCCGTCGAACTGGGCCTGACCGAGGCCGCCGCCCGCAAGCGGTACCAGCGCGCCATGCGCCGACTGAACGACGCCCTCGAGGAAATTTCCTGAACCGTTGTCCCGATCCGGCTCGGCCGGTGGCTTTTCCCATTCGAGCGCCCCGAGCGCCTTCCCTCCAACCGAAAGCAGACACGCATGAACCGCACTGCCGATCTGTCGCTCGAGGATTTCAGGCGTCTTCCGGGGCTCTATCGCCGCTGGGAGCTGACCGAGGTCTGCGAGCCCAACCGCAACTATCAGATCGAGGACGCCGGCACGCACGCCGACGGGACGCCGCTGCTGGCGATCTACGTCGCCGAGCCCGCGCCCGACGTCCGCGAGGCCGCGTGATGCGCCTCCTCGATCACCTCATCTCACGGAGAACCGCCATGCCGGACCAGCCGGACGACATCACCCGTCTTCGCAAGGCGAGCTACGCGCTCGAAGACCTCCCCGAAACCATCGCCCTTCCGCAGCGCCCCGGTGACGAGCCGCGCGAGCCGTTGCCTGTCGTCGAGGCGACTGTCGACGAGATCGCCTTCGCCATCGTGGAAGCGGAGCGCGAGAGCACGGCCGCCTACCGCCGCGCCGATGCGCTGAAGCGGCTCTACAAGCTCGCCCGCGAGGCGGGGTGCATCGGCGCAGATCGCGCCGCCACGGCGGTGATGAAGAAGGAGGGCCAGTGATGGCCCTTCCCATCATCGGCGCCGATGAGCGGCTCGCGCAGCGCAAGGGCATCAAGGGCGTCATCTTCGGCCGGTCCGGCATCGGCAAGACCAGCCTGCTCTGGACGCTGAACGCCTCGACCACGCTCTTCCTCGACCTCGAGGCCGGGGATCTGGCGGTCGAGGGGCTGGAGATCGACACGCTTCGGCCCCGCACCTGGAAGGAATGCCGCGACTTCGCGGTGTTCATCGGCGGGCCGAACCCGGCGCTGCGCGAGGACCAGCCCTACAGCCAAGCGCATTTCGACGAGGTCTGCGGGCGCTACGGCGATCCCACGGTGATCGGGAAGTACGAGACCGTCTTCATCGACTCGATCACCGTGGCCGGGCGGCTCTGCTTCCAGTGGTGCCGCGGCCAGCCCGAGGCCTTTTCCGAGAAGACCGGCAAGCCGGATATCCGGGGCGCCTACGGGCTGCACGGCCGCGAGATGATCGCCTGGCTGACCCATTTGCAGCATACGCGCGGCAAGCACGTCTGGTTCGTCGGGATCCTCGACGAGAAGCTCGACGACTTCAATCGCAAGGTCTTCCAGCCGCAGATCGACGGGGCGAAGACCGGGCTCGAGCTGCCGGGGATCGTCGATCAGGTCATCACCATGGCCGACATCCCGGACCCGGGCGGCCAGCCGCAGCGCGCCTTCATCTGCCAGACGCTGAACACCTGGGGCTATCCGGCCAAGGACCGTTCGGGCCGCCTCGACAGGGTCGAGGCCCCGAATCTCGGCCGGCTGATGGAGAAGATCCAGCGCCCCGCGGGGCCTGCGTCCGAGCGCCTGTCCTGGCCGCCGGTGATCCCTGCCGAGCCCGCCGCCGCAGCGGAGCCGGGCAATGGCTGAGCGCCTCTCGCCGTGCCCGATGTCCCGATCCGGTCGCCGGGATGGCTTTTCCCCTTCGACGCCGCTGCGCGTCTCACCCTCCAACTGAAAGGAGCCGCGCAATGTCCGGCATCTGGAACGACTTCAACTCCGCGCAATCGAACACCAACGTCATCCCCAAGGGCACGCTCGCCAAGGTGCGCCTGACCCTGCGCCCAGGCGGCTTCGACGACCCGTCGCAGGGCTGGACCGGCGGCTGGGCGCGCCGCGCCGCCACCGGCGCCGTCTATCTCGACGCCGAATACACGGTGGTCGAGGGCCCCTATGCCAAGCGCAAGATCTGGTCGCTGATCGGCCTCTACAGCCCGAAGGGCCCCGAATGGGCCAACATGGGGCGCGGGTTGATCCGCGGAATCCTCAACTCGGCGCGCGGCGTGTCCGACAAGGTCAACTCGCCGGAAGCGCAGGCCCGGCGCCGCATCAACGGTTTCGGCGATCTCGACGGCGTCGAGTTCATCGCCCGCATCGACATCGGCACCGACACCAACGGCGAGGACAAGAACGAGATCCGCGCCGCGGTCACCCCCGACCATCGCGACTACGCCGCGCTGATGGGCACCGTCGCGCCGCAGTTCGCCGCCGCCCCGGCCCAAGGCCATGCCCCGCAGCAGCCCACCACGGCCACCCAGCCCAGCCAGCCCGCGTCCGCCCCAGGCGCCGCCGGTCGGCCGAGCTGGGCGCAGTAAGGGGGAGACCGGCCATGCGCCTGCGCCCCCGCCAGAAGACCTTCGTCGAGCGCAGCGTGGCTGCGCTCGCTTCCCGCGGCAACACGTTGGGCGTAGCGCCCACCGGCGCGGGCAAGACCATCATGCTCTCGGCGGTCACCGGCGAGATGATCGGCGACGGGGCCAAGGCCTGCGTGCTGGCGCATCGCGACGAGTTGACGGCGCAGAACCGCGCCAAGTTCCAGCGCGTGGTGCCGGGCATCGCTACCTCGGTGATCGACGCCACCGAGAAATCCTGGGGCGGCCAGGTCGCCTTCGCCATGGTGCCGACGCTGGCGCGCGCCTCGAACCTCGCGGACATGCCGCGCCTCGACCTGCTGGTCGTGGACGAGGCGCACCATGCGGTCGCCGACAGCTACCGCCGCATCATTGACCGGGTGCGCGAAGCCAATCCCGACGCCCGCATCTTCGGGGTCACAGCGACGCCTAACCGGGGCGACAGGAAGGGTCTGCGCGAGGTCTTCGACAACGTGGCCGATCAGGTGCGCCTCGGTGAGTTGATCGCCTCTGGCCACCTGGTGCCGCCGCGCACATTCGTCATCGACGTGGGCGTACAGGACGAGCTGCGCTCGGTCCGCAAGACCATGTCGGATTTCGACATGGCGGAAGTAGCGGGCATCATGGACCGCGCGCCCGTCACCGACGAGGTGATCCGCCACTGGAAGGAGAAGGCGGGCGATCGGCAGACCGTGGTGTTCTGCTCCACCGTCGCGCACGCCGAGCATGTCACCGACGCGTTCAGGGCAGCTGGCGTTTCCGCCGAGCTGATCCACGGCGATCTGGCGGCCGAGACCCGCAAGGCGATCCTCGCCGACTACGCGGCGGGCGACATCCGCGTCGTGGTCAACGTGGCGGTGCTGACCGAGGGCTGGGACCATCCGCCCACCTCCTGCGTCGTTCTGCTGCGGCCGAGTTCCTACAAGTCCACCATGATCCAGATGGTCGGGCGCGGGCTGCGCACCGTCGATCCCGAGGAACACCCCGGCATCGTCAAGACCGACTGCGTCGTGCTGGATTTCGGGACGTCGAGCCTGATCCACGGCACGCTGGAACAGGATGTCGATCTCGACGGCAAGACCGAGACCGGCGAGGCGCCGACCAAGACCTGCCCCGGCTGCGGCGCCGATATTCCGCTGGCCGCCATCGAGTGCCCGCTCTGCGGCGAGGCGTTCCCCCGTGAGGATCTGGATGCGGGCGAAGGCGGGGCCGCCGCGCCGCTCTCGGGCTTCATGATGACCGAGATCGACCTGCTGAAGCGGTCCAGCTTCGCGTGGGTCGACCTCTACGGCACGGACGACGCGCTGATGGCCACGGGCTTCGCCGCCTGGGGCGGCATCTTCTGGCTGGACGGGGTCTGGTACGCCATCGGCGGGGCGAAGGGCGAGCGCCCCCACCTGTTGGGTATCGGCGAGCGCACCGTCTGCCTCGCGCAGGCCGACGACTGGCTGAACACCCATGAGACCGACGAGAGCGCCTTCAAGACCCGTTCCTGGCTGCGCCAGCCGCCGACCGAAAAGCAGCTGCAGTACCTGCCGCCCGAGTGCCGCCATGACTTCGGCCTGACGCGCTACCGCGCCTCCGCGCTGATGACCTTCGGCTTCAACAAGCGCGCCATCCGGCAGCTAATCGACACGGCGGCCTCTCCCGAACGGAGGGCGGCATGACCCATGTCCACATCCACCTCCATCACGGCCGAGGACCGGCGGCGGCTCTGGCATCCGCGTGGAACGCTCTGTGCTGTCTGCCGGCAACCCACCCGTGGTTTTGGCTGGTTCGATCCGCACCGGTCGAAGCGGCCCCGGCCCTCGGTCTGGTTCTGCTCGATGCCCTGCCAGTCCTTCTGGGCGCGCTTGGCGCGGGAGCGTTTCGCCATGGTTGACCTGACCGAGGAAGAGCGCGCCGCGATCACCGCCACCATGAAGCGCGTGGCTCTGCTGATGGACGAGATCGGCTGGGCCACCCCGCTCGGCGATCTGACCGAGGCGCAAGTGCGCGCGCTGATCGAGGAAGCCGTCGAGGGCTTCCGCGAGGCCATGTCCGACATCGCCCGGGCGCAGACGCCGGAGGTGCCGTTTTGACCAAGCTCTGCACGAAATGCGGCGTCGAGAAGGACGTCTGCGAGTTCGGACGCCGACGGCTCAGTCCCGATGGTCGGCAGACCTGGTGCCGCGACTGCCGCCGGGAATACCAGCGCGCCTACGCGCAGAAATTCAGGAACCCCGAGAAGCATCGGGAGGCGCAGCGTCGCTATCGCCTGCGCCACGCCGAGAAATATCGGGCCCACAGCATCGTCAGGCGTGCCGTCAAGGCTTGTCGGATCGTCGTGCCGGTCTGGTGTCAGCGATGTGGCTGCGTGACCGACCTCGAAGCGCATCACCACGACTATGACGCGCCGCTCTCGGTCGAATGGCTCTGCTCGACCTGCCACGGGCTCGCCCACCGCAGCTACGAGGGAGGTCAGCATGCTGGACTATAACCGCCGCCCCAGCTTCGCCGACCGGGTCAACGCCGCCGTCGACCGGGCGCTGACCGCCGATCAGGCCACGCGACCGCCCCGCGATTATCTCGGCGGATCCCGACTCGGCCATGCCTGCGAGCGGGCCCTGCAGTTCGAGTTCACGGCGACGCCGAAGGACGAGGGCCAGGACTTCTCGGGCCAATCGCTGCGGATCTTCGCCATCGGCCACGCGCTCGAGGACTTGGCGGTCGCCTGGCTGCGCGGCGCGGGCTTCGACCTCTACGCGCGGAAAGGCAACCGTCCCGATGGCGGCCAGTTCGGGTTCTCCGTCGCGGGCGGGCGCATCCGCGGTCATGTCGACGGCATCATCGCCGCCGGGCCCGAGGGCTTCGGCCTGACCGTTCCCGCCCTCTGGGAATGCAAGACCATGAACGCGAAGAACTGGCGCGCCTGCGTCAAGGACGGCGTGACCAAGTCGAAGCCTATCTATGCCGCCCAGATCGCGGTCTATCAGGCCTACATGGAAACCAGCGTGCCCGGCATCAGCGCCGCGCCCGCGCTCTTCACTGCGATCAACAAGGACACGGCCGAGATGCACCATGAACTGGTGCCTTTCGACGCCGATCTCGCGCAGCGCATGTCCGACCGGGGCGTGCGGATCCTGCAGGCGACCGATGCGGGCGAGTTGCTGCCGCGCGTCGCTACCACGCCCGACTTCTTCGAATGCCGCTTCTGCCCGTGGTCCGAACGCTGCTGGGGGCTGCCCGCATGAGCGACGATGGCATCCTGCATTTCAACCCGTGGATGGACTTCAACGACGGGCCACCGTCCGAGAACCCCTTCGGCTGCGACCCCGACCCCGAGCAGATCGCCGTCTTCCTCGACACCGTGTTCAGCTGGTGCGAGGGGCTGATCCCGCTCCGGGGCTTCGTTGACAAGGGTCAGGGCCGGGACGGCAAGCCGCACAACATCTGGATCCCGGCCGACGCCACCGCTCCGGGAAAACTCGCGACCTTCGCCGCGTGGGCGAACCGCGAGGGCGCGGCGGTCTATGTCATCCCCGGCACGGTCGAGGAACAGGGCCAGGCCCGCGCCGCCGACGTGCTGCAGATGCAGGCCATCGTCGTCGATCTCGATGCGGGCGACATCCCGGCCAAGCTGGATCATGTCACCCGCCACCTCGGCCCGCCAACGCTCATCATCGAAAGCGGCGGGCGTACACCCGAGGGTGCGGCCAAGCTCCATGTCTGGTGGAAACTGACCGAACCGGCCGAGGGAGAGGATCTGGCCACCTTGTGCCGCCTGCGGGGCGAGATCGCGGTGAAGGTCGGCGGCGACACGCATTTCCGCTCGGCGCACCAGCCGATCCGGGTGCCGGGCACCGTCTATCACAAGCACGGCCACCAGCGCCTCGTGCAGATCCGGGAACATCGCGCGGCCGAGGTGGACCTCGCGGATTTCGCGGAAAAGGTCGCAGACATGCCGCCGCTGCCGGGCGTGGGCTTCGCCAGCGCCGCCACCGCGCCGACCGCGAAGCCAAGCATCGACGCCGTGCTCACCACGCCGGTGCGCGAGGGCGCGATCGACGACTGGTCCCGGTTCCAGGGGGCGAGCGCCGCCATCGGTCATTATGTGCGCCTGGTGCACGAGGGCCGCCTCGACCCCTTCGCGGGCTGGGAGGCGATCTGCGGCTACAACGCCGCCATGCTGCGCCCGTCCTGGCCGCTCGACCGGCTGATGGCCGAGTCCGAACGTCTCTGGGCGCTGCATGTGAAGCGCAACGGCCCGCCGCTCCTGCGCGCGGCCCACGCGGGTGTCCCGATCAGCCCGCTGCCGACCTTCAGCCTCGGCGCTCTGCTCGACGACACGAGCCCCATGCCCGAGGACATCATCGGGCCGCGCGTGCTGACGCCGGGCGGGCTCCTGGTGCTTGGCGGCGCGCCCAAGGTCGGCAAGAGCGACTTCCTGATCTCCTGGCTAGTGCACATGGCCGCTGGCGTGCCGTTCCTCGGCTTCACGCCGCCCCGGCCGCTGCGCGTGTTCTACCTGCAGGCCGAGATCCAGTATCACTATCTGCGCGAGCGCATGCAGCAGATCGCGCTGCCCGCCGCCGTGATCGCCGCCGCGCGCGACACCTTCATCGCCACGCCGAAGCTGAAGCTGCTGCTCGACGCGGAAGGCGTCGCCCGCGTGGCCGAGGCGATCCGGGCCGCATTCCCCGACGCGCCGCCCGACATCATCGTCATCGACCCGATCCGCAACCTCTTCGATGGCGGCCCCGAAGGCGGGGGCGAGAACGACAACACAGCCATGATGTTCTTCCTGAAGGACCGGGTGGAGCTTCTCCGCGAGGCGGTCAATCCGGATGCGGGCGTCATCCTCGCCCACCACACCCGCAAGGCCACCAAGCATCAGGTCAAGGACGATCCCTTCCTCGCGCTCTCCGGCGCCAGCGCGCTGCGGGGTTTCTACACCTCCGGGCTGCTCATGCACCGACCCGACGAGGACAGCACCGTCCGCAGGCTGGAGATCGAGCTTCGAAACGGGCCCGCGCTGCCGGGGAAGCTGATCGACAAGGTGAAGGGGGAGTGGGTCGAGCTGAACCCGATGAACGAGCGCCTGGTGCGCAAGGAGGTCGGCGCCAGGCTCGATGCCGAACGGCTGCGCAAACACGATGTCATCCTCGGCATGCTGCTTGATGAGGCGGCGAGCGAGCGCCTCTACACCGCCATGCAGTTCGCCGAGACCTTCGAGAACCGGGGCGGTCTGGGCAGCAAGCACACGATCCGCGAGCGCCTCAGCGTGCTGGCGACCAAGGGCTTCGTGAAGTTCCTGCGCGACCCCTCGGGGTTCGGCTTCCCCGTCACCCGGTCGCGGTTCGGCTATCTCTGCGTCGAGGGCATGCAGTTCGGCGCGCCCGTCGAGGAGGTCGATCCGGACACCGGCGAGGTCACCACAACCGCCCGTCCGGTCCTGCCCAGCCACTTCAAATGCCCCCAGTCCGGGCTCTGCCTGCAGGTCGAAAACCCCGCCGTCTGGGTCTACCCGGAGGGGCTGGAGGACGACCTCACTCATATGA